CATTGACGGCAGTGGAGCAAAAGCCCTACTAGCTGGGCCTACTGATACTGCCGAATAGTAATCAGGATTGGGGGCTTCAGTACCCTGTATTAAATCAGATAAGAACATCATCTTTAGCATGCGTCTAAGCTTCTCCTGTTCTGTTGCTGCCGGTCCAGTATCTGAAGCGACTTCTGCTATCTGTTTCTTGAACGGTCCTGATGGCGGTCTAACTGCACTGCGTCCTCTTTCCCCACGACTTAGTGCTGCTGCCTTCTCAGGGCCAAAGCCACCCGGCATAGCGACTGGGTATTGACTTGGATCGGCAGCTACAGATCTAGTAGGTGGTACAACTGGTACCTGTGGTTGAACCCTTTGAGGGGTTAACCTCTGTTGTCCCAAGCCAGCATCTTCTGTCCACTCCCATGCAATTGGCTTATTTCCTACACCGGGAGTATTTTGAGGAATTGGCCCTTGACCTATTAAGGATGCTTCTGGACCGGGCTTCAAACCCAAAGAAGCTGGTGTAACATTGCGTACTATATCTGCTACACTTCTTGGCCCTGTTGGAGTGCTAGGTCTTGTAGGCTGTGCTGGCGGACCACCTGACTCCCCTCCAAAGAAGGGACGGACAGGGATACCCGGAGCAGTACCAGCAAGCCTATCAAACATGGGGTTCATAAAACCTTCTTGAACCGCTTCAGCCCCGCCCATTAACTTCTTCTTCCAATAGTTTCCTATATAGGAAGGATCAATATGCCATAGTGCGTGTGCCATTACTTTCTCCTACTTTCCAAACAATGATGTCATCAAAGGCGCACCCATGCCCATACCTAAACCACCGGCTAGAGCTGTAATCAACGGACTTGGACCACCCGGACCAGTAGCCGTAGTAGTGCCACCATAATCGCCAGAGATACCAGCAAGGTAGTTCTGAAGACCGATGGTTGGAAGCTGTGCTTCATAAGAGTAACGCTGCATGGCTTCATCAATACCAGCCTGATCCATTGCTCGTTGCTGTGCACCAATTGCGCTCATTGCATCATACTGTTGTAGTGGTGCACCCATAATAGATGGATAGCGACCTAATGCACCAAGCTGCCTGTCTTGTGCGCTCTTATAAGCTTCAAATTGAGCAGCAGCAATCTTATTTGTAATGTCTTCTTGAGCGGCTGAAATCGCATTAGCCTGTACAATATCACCCCTAGTAGAGCCACCGGGATTATATTGAGTAATCTGCTGGCGTATACCAGGCAAGACATTACTGGTTAGCTGAGACATAGCTTGTGCTCTAACAGCATCAGCTACAGGATCAAACCTAGCAGTATCTACTTCTCCAGATAACAACCCAAGCTGCGCTTCTTCTGCGCCTATTTGTTGTGCTGCTGCTCTTGGACCGGTGATATAATCATAAGCTTGTTCTTGAGCTTGTGTTTGATACGGAGTAAACCCAGCGGTAGTTGGTCCGGCAAAATAATCCGGCGTCATTGCTCCTCTTGAGTATAAATCTTCAGCCCGTTTAAAACCCGTCTCTAGATAAGGCTTCTGTTCAGCCCAAGGTTCTGTCCTTGTGACTGTTGACTTGCTTCCTCCAGACATATTCTACTCCTTTATTAACCTAACACCAACTAAGATATCACGCAATTCTTTTTCGTCATCATCGTATATTGCCTCACTCATACTACCCGGAAAATACGGGTAATAGCCGTACTTATCTATATCTTTCTCTGTTCCTGCCGGGTGCCACATGGCCTCGTCATCACCTTCGCTTCTCCAAGTATATCTTGGGTATTCATACCTGTAACCCGGAACATCAGGCATAGGTAGTCCAGCAACAGCAGTGCTACCAGATGCATCAAAAGGATAAGGCATTTGGTCAGCTAACGAAAGATATGGAGATGCCACACCAAGCGTTCTACCTTTTCCACCTAGCTCTGTAGGTCTATGACCAAAGTGTTTCCAATGCATCCTACCATAGTCGGCTAGATTGGTCATTCCATGCTTATCCTTATTAGAAAGGAAGTCAGCCATTAAGTCTGGGTATTTCCGTACATAATTTCCAAATATACTACCACCGCTGAAATTCACAGGTACATCAGGAACGGGTGGTCTAGTCCAAGATAATAATCCTGGCATCTCATAGTCAGCAGCCGTTACACCAGCCGCAGTTAGTTTAGGTGGTAGTGCCATTAGTGTAACCTATGTTGTAATTCTTTTGTATACACAGTATATGAATCCTTCCAATCTGGTAGCAGTTTCTTCCAACCTTTTCTCCCCCACATCTCTATCGCTGTGCATCCATACCTGATGGCAAACCCTTCAATCATTGACTGAAAGTTCTTTATCTCTTTAAAGTCTTGCCCAGCCAGAGATATGATTCGTAGTATTTTCTTCTGAGGATACTGTATAAATTGTGTAACCATTGCAGCATTAATGTTTTCATTGTCTTCATAAGCTACCCATAGTTGCATTTCACCAGTAGATAATGGTTCTAGGAAATCTTCTGGTTCAAGCTCACCTTCAGAATGTACTGCTGCTTTAGCTAACATTGGTGCAACATCCTCCCAAACGTAAGGAACATCATCAGGATAGAGTAGATGTGGCTTCAAAGCTGTGTCCATGTTCCGCTATCATTAAAGAAATATATCCCTTCCCCGCTTCCCGGATTCCAGTCAGTTCCATCCGCATATCTTATATCCCCTTTTCTTGGTCTGGTCGGTTCAACATGCATACACTCAAGCCTAAAGGTAGCCTGATTTAAGAATATACTTCCGATTCTTTTTAGCTCAGTAACTACATAATTACCAAGGTCTTCTACACTTTCGGGTAATGGGCCGGGTTCGTATCTTGTTTCGCTTTTAACTACTCGGTCAATAAAGGTGGCCATCAGTATTGCCTACTTCCTCTATTACCAACATTGTCTATATCTAAAGCGTAACCATCAAGTTCCCAATCCATATCAGTAGAAGACTCAAACTTGACCGCATAGAACTTTCCAGTTCCCCTAATCGATACTTTAGATTGAGTATCAGGATTGAATAAAACCGCACTCTTCCAGTCATAACCGCCTTCAGTTGACATAGAAGTTCCAAGGTATACAGTCATAGAATTAGAACCATTAATAGACATCTTTGGATAGATGGCACTAATGCGCTTTACCCCTACAAAATCTGGTTGACCTTGAGCATTCAAGGATAAGCCAGTTCTCTCTACATAGGATGTCATTAATGCAGTATCCTTCTTATTGCCAGATCTATCTCTATATAGCTTAGTATTAATAGGATCAGCAAACAACAAGACCTTATCCTGTAATGCGTAACTCATTGTCCAAGGGCCGGTAATGGTAGCCCATGAAGTTGTTGCACTTGCCCATGTAGAAGGTAATACGGGATCTCCAACATTCCCATAGCCCATATGAGCGACATCAGGTATGTCTCTTATGGTAAACGTATTGGTTATATAGTTCCATACGACTGCCTTATTAGGCTCAACAGAGGGTGCACCATCGGCAGTGAAGCAGAATAGTATTTCAGTTCTACCGTAGTCAGCAGAAACAAAACATTTATCAATCTGTGCGCCATCAATAGAGGTAAATACATAGTCCCTCAATCGCTGTGGTAAAATAGGCTTTAGTCTTTGACCATCATTGACATAAAAGTTACCCTTACCAAAGATAGCATGACCACCATCAAACTCAGCAATGCAGTTAGTGGCAATAGCTCCAACAGTAGGGGATAATTGACGGAAAGAGAATATAAAAGGAGTGCCGACATATGTCATTGAGTATGCGGCATCTTCTTTATAGATCATAAAGGCATCACGGAGTTGCATACCATCCATTATGTCGCCTTTGGTATCAGCTAACTCATATTCACCAGCATCTACCGTACTGGTTGTCTCGTTCCAGCTTGTTGGCGTAGTCTGAATAGCTGCTTCAGTACTCCATTTTACCACTCTAGGGAAATTAACACCAGCTTGCTTTAAATTCAATGCAACCAAGAAGGAGCGAAACCCCCTCATTGAGCGACAGTAAGTAGTTATAAATGCAGGAGCGTTATCTAGGTGAGTGGCTGCAGTAGTTCCGTTCTCACCTCTACCAATCCCTGTAAACTTAGTAGAAGTCTTGCCTGTATAGGATATATCTTCAGTATCAACAGTAAAGGTACCGGCTGTTGGGAAGTCTATAGTTGAATCTACTATAATCTCATCAGGACTGGGAACTCCAGTGCCTGTTATAGCGCCATTTAATAGAGTTAAAGCTGGCCAGTTATTCAAGTCTTGCATCTTTTGGGATGACAAGACAGTGCCATCAGTTAAGGCCCAGTACTGCGGCTTATCATAAAAGTTGGTCATCACAAGGACGCCACCTAGTATAGTAGATGTCCAAGTATCATTAGCAGTGGAAGAATAATCCCCACCACTGGCTCTAGTTATATCATACCATACTGTAGAACGGGTAACGGTAGCTCCATCAGAATGAGATACTGTTACAGTTGCACCAGTAAATGTTGTAGCTGTTTTACCGGTATAAACAATATCTTCAGAATCTATTGTAATAGTACCGATAGCTTCAAAACCAACTGTACTGTCAACAGTAATTACAGTATCTGAACTGGTAATTGAACCATCTAAGGTAGTAGTAGTTCCTGTGTTGTCATAACAATATATCTTGGCTAACCCACCAACAATCCAAAACTCTGGAGAACCTAAAGTTATTTGAGTTATGTGATATGGGGCTATGGGACAAGTTGCCATAACCTCAGAAAAGCCGGGGGACTTTCTTATAGATCCTTCGTCTGTTTTGACATTATTGCCATCACTCCAGACATTGGAAGGAAGCTCCCAAGGGCTAGTCTCTTTAGCAATCCCTACTTGTCCTACTTTTTCAATAGCTACTAATGCCATTATTGCTCCCCGAAATAACTCCCACTAAATTTACTAGATACCATTGCTTTAGCCTCGATAAGACAGTTAGGAAGCATATCGTTTGGTGCTATTGTCATCCAGATTATCAAGAAAGGGA